GCCTTGCGGTAGGCCACGCGGTGACGATCCAAAAGCACTCCCACGTGGCGGCCAAGAAAGTGACCAAAGTGCTAAACGCGGTCAACTCGAAAGACCCCGCCAAGCGTAAGGCAGCCCTCGCGGCCGTCGCTCGCGCGCAGCACGCGAGCGAGAAGGGCAACCCGCAGGCCGCTGCAATGCTCACGATGCTCGGCCGTCACGCAGCCGCGCAGCGCGTGAAGCGTCGCTTTCGCGTGCACGCCAAAACGGGAATGGTGCTCCGCGTGGGGGCCGCTTGATGTGCTCACCCGTCGCGCTCTGCTCGTGTCGGCCCTCGCTCTCGTCGCGGGGGCTGCCGTGAGCGACTTGCAAACCCTGGCGCGCGCCGTCGCTGCCGGCACGCGCGCAGCGCTGCGGCGCGGGATGCTCGTTCTTGAGCCTCAGCGTGGCGACTGGGTGAATCAAAACCTGTGGGGCGACCAGCGCGCGCAAGGCGTGCCGGCGGCCGTGGGCGTGGAAGTCGAGGTGCTCCCCAAAAACACCAAGATGTACGGCCCGCCCCACGTGCACAGCGTCAGCTTGTGTCGCGGCGACGAGATTGTCGCTCAGAACGCGGACGTGTACGCGAGCGTGACTTACGGCTGCGGCGGCATCGAGAACAACTTCCTTTGCGACTGGCTGCACGGGCTCCAGTTCTCGCTCGTGTGCAACAGCCTCCACGTTAACGCTCTGAGCTACGCGCCGAGTGCTCTCTCGGCGTACAACTCAGTCGGAGCCGCCATCTTTCTTGGCGCCATGGTGGCCAAGGGGACCGTTTCGCAGGGCTGCCAGCCTGTTACGAAAACGGAGCCGTTTACGGAAGTCGTCAACGGCGGCGTTCTGTCGTTCCCGGTGCCCGACTTCGCCCGCGCGGCGACGGTGCACGTGCTGATTGAACCGGCGACGCTCAACAGCGACCCATCGGTGCCGACGAGCGTCTTGGTTCGGTTCACGGCCGCCGGCGCGGCGAAGCTCGCTCAGTACGATGCGCAAGTCTGCGCGGGCGGCAAGTCGATCCCAATCCCCGGCGGCGCAACCGAGATCAGAATCCTCAACAGCAACGCGGCGACCGTTGCTTTAACCGTCCAATGGTTCTTGGGGCTTTAGTGCCGACCAGCGACCCGCCCCAAAGCGACGGCTTCACGCGAGAGGAGCGCATCACTGCAAACCTCCGTTTCCGATCGCTCCCCGCCGCGCAGCGGACCTTGCTCGGCCTGTTCGCGTTCGTGCCGCCCAAGTGGCGCGGCCCGCTTGCGCTACTCGTCGTCGCCGTTCTCGGTTTCCTCGCGACGCACGCGGTTCCGGCGCTGGTCGACTGGGTGAGGTCAAAGCCATGATGCTGCTCTATTGGCTGTTCCGCATTCCGTGCATCGCGCAAGGCCACGAGCGCGACTGCCAGGCGGCCGCGCCGTCGCTCGGCTGTAGCTGCAACGTGCGCAAGCTCCGCGTGCCGACGTGGCGTGAAGCGGCCTGGGGGCACCCGTGACGGACCCCAAAGCGTTCTACGGCGCGGCGCAAGAGGCGCTGAATCGCAACGGCGCAAAGCCGCCGCTCGTCGTCGATGGGTACAAGCTCGGGGCGACCGGGTGGGGCGAGAAGTCGAAAGCCGCGCTCCGTGACTTCCAGAAGCGCCGCGGGCTGACGGTGAGCGGACAGCTGGACGCGCCCACGCTCGCGGCCCTTGGGCTGCCCTCTGACGCGCCGGCGCCGGCGCCCGCCCCGAAGGGCAACCCGGACGACGTCAACGCCTACGCGGTGTCAAAGCGCGCCGCGCCGGCCATGCCGGAGCCTCAGCGTCAGTACGTGCTGAGCGTGGCTCGCGGCGAGGGCCGCTTTGGCCTCGGCTGGGGTGCGCTGCCGAAAGACGAGACGGCGCTCGAGTTCATGAAAGCGCATGGGCTCACGGGCAAAGAGGGCGTCGGTTCCAACAACTGGGGAGCCGAGCAAGGCGCCGGCGACGCCGGCTCGTTCAAGCATGTTGACTTCGGGTGGCGCAATCCCGACGGCACGCCGTGGAACGGCAAGGGCCCGAAGGTTTGGCTCCCGTACATTGGCACGTACAAGCGGCACAGCACGCCGGAGCTCGGGTTCCTGAGCGTCGCGAAAACCATCCTCAGCGGCGGCAAGCGCGGCACGGCCGGCGCCAAAGAGATTCAGGATGCGATCGCAAAGGGCGACCTCAAAGCGGCCGTGTACGCGCAGCACGCAAACGGCTACTTCGAGCTGGACCCGGCCAAGTACCTCGAGGCTGTCGAGCGCAACTATGCAGCGCTCGCGAACGCGACGGGTTGGCCGAGCTTGTTCGGTGCGGCCGTTGCCGCCGGCGGCGCTGCGGTTCTGTTTTTCGTGGTGACGACGGCCGCGGCTGGCGCGGCGTGGTGGTACTTCAAACACAAGGGGGGCGCATGAGCGACGACGACGCAGAAGAAAGCCCGGAGCTGTCCGAAGTGATGGTCGACGGCGAGGCGTACTTGCGCACGACGATGGCGCTCGAGGAGGGCGGCTTCACGATGCCGCAGCTTCGCGCGCTCGTCACCGCGGGCATCGTGCGCACGGCCAAGGGCAAGCGCGGCCTGGCGCTCTTCTCGGCTGAGGATGTGCGGCGGCTGAGCGGCATGCCGCGCGTGGAACCTCCCGACGACCCGGCGACGCCCGTGCTCGTGGAGTTTCGCGCGGTGACGGAGGGTTATAAGGCGCTCTTGGATGCGTCGATGCGGCTCGTGAAGCAAGCGCAAGAACACGAGCGCATGGTGGTGGCTGCGTTTAGTAAGCCCCTCGAGATTCAGGGCGGGCACTTGCGAGAGCTGCTCGGAGCGGTGCTGGACCAGAATAAGCAGCTGGTCGAACGGGCCAACGCCGGCGACAAGTCGCGGCTGGACTTCGTGCAGGCGGCCGAGTCGATGCTGAAGGACCAGCGAAGCGAGATGCGTGAGCAACTCGAGCACGACCGCAAGCATGAGCTGCGGCTAGAGCTTTGGGAGGGCGTGAAGAAAGCCGCGCCGCACTTGCTCGAGGGGTTGAAGCGCACGACCGGCGCTGACGCGCTCGAGGCGGCCGCCAAGCTCAAGCAAAAGCTCAGCCCCGATAAGGTCGCGGCGTTGATTGCGTTCGACCTGCTGGACAGTGAAGAGCTGGACTTGCTCTGCCGCGCTTTCGGTTACGACCGGTCCGACCTCGAGCGACGCGCGGCCGAAGCGAAGGAAGTCAAGGCCGTGGTCGACGCGGAGCCCGAGCCCGCTGCCGAGCCCGCTGCCGAGCCCGCTGCCGAGCCCGCTGAGGCGTCGCCGGCGCCGGAGGCTGCGCCGTGAGCGCGGAGCTGGCTGCAAAGCTGGCGGTCTGCGTGGCCGTGCTGCTGCTGATGTCGTTGGGGTACCGCCTAGGAGGCATGCGATGAGCGAGAACGCCGAGAACATCGAAGCAATCAACGACTTCATGCACCGCGCCTCCCCGGCGACGCCGGCGGCCGCCATCGCGTTCAATGACTGGGTCACTTGGTACGAGTCCACCAAGCCCGGCATGTTCAGCTTTTGGAGCGACGCGGACCTAGACCACGCGCGAAACCTCCGGAACGCTTTCAATCGCGCCAACGCGGTGACGGCTGCTCAAAAGCAGCAAGTCGACGCGGTGATAAAGGGCGGCGTTTCCCTCGAGCAAGCCAAGGGCGAGCCGGATCGGCGTAACGCCTCCGGTGACATCGTGGAGTTGCCGCCCGGCGTCGTGCATCAATGGTGGTTCTGGCCGACCGTCGCTCTCGGTGTGGGCGTCGCCGGCGCTATCGTCGTGCCGTCCGTCGTCAAGCTGTACTTGGGTGCGAAGTGAGCGATCCAAAGTACAGGCTTCGCAACGCGCAAGCGGGCGGCATCGTGGGCGGCACGCCGGGCAACGTGCTGACGATTCAGCCGGACGGCACTGTCGAGGGCGAGCCGCTGCCGGTCGTGCCGGAGCGCATCCCCACGCAGATGGTTTTTACGGAGGTGTTTCGCGAGGCCTGGATAGACCAAAACGTCGCCGGCCTGCCCGATACGCGTCTGCTCCCCCCGCAGCTGCAAGCGGTGCACGACCAGTTTACAGACCCCACGACCACGCGCTTTACGAACGTCACTGAGTCGAACGCTTGCACAATCTCAATCGCTGCCGGCGTGCTCACGCTCTCGGCCGCGGCCGGCGCGAACCGCATGTCGCTTCTGTACGAGGTCGCCGGCGGCTCGCTGGCGATGCCGCAGCAATTCGTCAGCGTGCAAGTCACCGGGCAAACCGGCAGCCTCGGCGCCTACTCCGAAGCCATCGTCGGCTTTGTGAAAGACGGCGCTAACTACTGCGTGGCGGCCTGGAACTTCGCGAACAATCTGATCCAGATTCACACCGTCGTGGCAGGCTCGCATCACTTTGACGCTGCCGTCAGCGCGGCCGGGTGGGGCGTGCCTACGACGATTGCGATCTCGATGGTCGGCACTTGGCTCACGGTCTACGCGAAGCTGAGCGGCGCCCCGACGCTTTGGGTGAAGGTCACGAGCTTCGATGTGTCGGTGTACATCGACTTCAAGGCGCAAGACCTGTCGCTTTGGTACCCCTGCTTCGGCCACGCGAGCCCGGGCACCTTCGCGAACACGATGACGTACAAAAACTTCCAAGCCGGCCGCTTTGGCGGCGTTGGGATTCGAGACATCTGCGTTGTGACGCATGAAGATGGTTCGCCCTACTTCGCGAGCCCGACCAGCGTGTACGCGCTCGCCACTCTCGCGGGCGCAAGCGGCGGCATCGTTGAAGCGTCGATGGGCGTCTTTATCATCGACCTCGAGAAAAAGGAGTTCACGCAGACCGGCGTCATCATGGTGAACCGGTCGGGCAAGATCCAAAACGACCACGCCGGGTGCATGATTCGCGAGGACAACGGGGACCAGCATCTTTGCGTGTCGACGTGGGGCACCGACCCGACGCCCACGCGCATCGAATACAAGTTTGTGGCGGCCGCGACTGACCTGCTGAACGGCTCGCACGTCGTCAGCGCGATGGCCATTCTGAACCTCACGCAGCAGCCTGCGAGCTTCGGCCAGTACGATCCGTTCCTGATTCGGCTCTCGGGCGTTTGGTACATGGCTTACACGGTGTCGACGCCGGCGGCGGGCACGCCGTTCTACCCCGCGCTGGACGACTCGCTCGACCTCACCACGTGGGTCAACATCGGCAGCGACCCGACGGCTGCGCGCTACGAGGGAACGCGCATCTTGCCCTTTGCTGGCCAAAGCTACGTGCTGACGGGCGGTCAGTTCAACATGAAGATGTACACGCTGGCGATGGTCTACGTGGGCATCGTCAATTGCATCTCGCCCGGCGACGGCACCACGCAGCCGCACGCGATGATCTTTCCGTATCAGAATCTCAATCTTTTGGTCACTTTCGACCAAACGAAGTGGCCCACGGTTGGCGGGCTCGCCTTCTCGTGGGGCTCAATTCAATGGTTCGCGAGCCCGCGTTACTAGGAGAAAAACAATGGTCGATGCAGCACGTTCCGCACAGTCTGGTCCCTTCGCTTCGCGCAGCAAAAGCGCGAGCATCACCCCCGGGGCCATCACCACGCTTCAAACCATCGCAGTGGACTTCGCCATGGCCGAAGCCAAAGTCGGCGACCAGATCGGCGTTTCGTTTAACTCGGCGCTGGTCGCTGGCATCGTTTTCAGCATGGCCGCTGTGCTCGTAAACGGCACGGTCAAGCTGTACTTCGCGAACATCACCGCCGGCACGCTCACGCAAACGGCCATCGTGGCCAACGTCAAGGCCAGCAAGCTCTCGGTCTGAGCAGCGCGCTAGGTTGCGCGCAGAAAGCGAGGTTCAACGATGGTAGCCCCGATGCGACACTTCAATTCACCCGACGAGCGGGCCAAGCGCGAAGCAACGGACGCGGACGGCGAGAAGCCTCAGCACCGCGGCTTCATGCATTACAACCACCCCGACCAGATTGCGAAGCGCGAGCGCGAGGGCAAGGCAGCAACGGCCGTCGTCGCTCCGAAGCGTCAGCCGCGCGCTAGTGCGGCGGCGCTGCCAGCTGACTGGCCTCCGGCCGGGGAAGACAACACCGCGTCGGTTATCGTCGCGCCGGGCGGCGTAGCGCCTCCCCGGCGCCGTCGTGCGCCGCTGACGGACCTGCCGGCGGCTGAGCGCCTCGAGCAACTCGAAACGCTCGTCTACTCGTTCCTGGACGACGTCACGCAAGCGCGCGAGTTTCGTATGCTGCTTTCCAACCAAGCCGCGGTGACGGAAACGCAGCAAGGCATTGCAGACCGCGTGCGAGCGCTCGAGGCGACGCTCGAGGACTTGCGCGACCAGTTGGAAGAGTTCGCCGGCGACCTGGACGCGGAAGCGGCGGCGGACCCCGATAGCCGGCGCACGCGCGACACGGAGCCGCCTCCCCAGCTGCTCGGCAAGCCCGGCATGCAATCGGGCGAGGCGTTCGACGACGACGCGCCAGGCGGGCCGGCAGAGGCCTCAGCGGGCGTTTCCGTGGTGACACCACCGAAGGAGTCAACCTAAGCTCCAAAAGGTAACCCCCGCGACGCCTGCAAGCGCCCGGGGGTCTGGAGCCGTGTTGCCGGCGCAATGAACAAGCTAGCTTCCCCCCAAACCGCGTCAAGGCCCCTCGAAGGGGCGCCGCAGTCCAAAGCCCTCCCCCCCCGGGCCCGCTGCGGCGCTCCTTCGAGGGGCTTTTTCGCGTCTGCACGAAAGGAATTGACAATGTCCAAAGGTCTCATGACGGCCGTCCAGCAAGCCGAGCTGCAAGGCAAAACTTTCCGACTGATCGAAGACTTCCGCCAGCTGCACGGGCTTGACCCGGCGGAGCTGTTCCGTTTCCTCGTCGCCTTTGCGTGGGGCTACGCGCGCCGGCGCGGCGCGACGAACGAAGAGATTGTCGAGCGGATGCGTATCTACTCGGACCGCCACGAGCTGGCTTTCCAGCGCGCCACGGCAGAGCAAGCCGGCGCGGTGCTGCCGTTCGGAAGGGCGGGCCAGTCATGACGCTGCCGAAGCGCTTCGAGCCCGTGCGCATGCCGTGCTCGCACTACCCCGACTTTTGCCCGCGCAACGCAATCGAGGGGAGCGACCGGTGCGAGCTGCACCAACAACGCATCGTGGCGGCCGCGCCGGCGCCGGCGACAGTGCCCGACCCCGCGCCGTCGACGGACCCGGTGCCGCTCGGTGACTTGCTGCTAGGCGGTGACGATGAGCTACGCGAGCTTTTCGGCAATGACCTGGACTTCCCGTCGCACATCGGGCGTCGCCGGCGTGCGCTCGCCCACGTCAAGCCGCCGCAGCCGCGTGAAGGCTTGCTCACGTTCGATCCGCCTTACGCTCCCGGCACGCTGACGCTGACGGCGTCGCCACAGCGGCCCTTCAAACCGCGCGGGCTCATGCTCTGGAACGTCGGGGAGATCGAAGTGGAGGCGGCTCTCATCGGTAACCAGGGCCAGCTGGTAGCGTCGTGCGGTCGCATCCCCGGGCAGTGGTTCGCGACGTCGCAAAACTTCGAGCAAGTTTGCGAGGCGCTGAAGGCCGGCAAAGAGCCCGCGAGGGGTTGGGGTGACTGGGATGCGCTGTACCCCGGCGTTCTCGTTCGACTGACCTTCAGCTATCCCGTCGACGCCTTCTCGCCGCACGTGCGCGCGTTGATGTGGGGGCACGTGCTGTCATGAGTAACAAGTCGATTCGGAGCAAAGAGGCCATTTTGCGGCACGTGGAACGCCAGCGCGAGCTCGGGGCGCGCCCCACGTTCGTGGGCTTCGCTTTCGCGTTTGCGCGTGCGATGTGCGAGCCGTCGCCGCTTAGCTCGTCGGAGCTGCTGCTGCCCACGCTGCGCGCCGCGGAGCCGCCCTCCGTGTGCCCGTGCTGCTCGCTGCCGGTCGCCGGCGCCGTGCGCGACCCCAATGGCGATTGGACGTGGAATTGTTTTGGAGGGTGCAACCCATGAACCTCGACCACTTGCGAGGCATCGACCCGCTTGCGGTGCTGTCAGCGCTCGCGGCGGAAGCGCTGCCGGTGCTGCTCGGCAACGGTGACGCGGAAGAAAAAAACGCAATGCTGGCGCGCATTGTGCCGGATGCGCTCGCGGCGTTCGGTGCGCTGCAAGAGAGCAAGCGCAAGGACCAGCGAACCGACTTCGTAGCTCACCACGCCGTGGTGCTCTGCCAAACGGTGGTCGAGACCACGGCCGACGACGACGCGCTTAAGGACGCTGCAAAGCGCGCCGTTCGCCTGTCAGGCCTCATCTGGGACCTAGCGGGAAAGTGACGCGCTTTGCTTGTCGGCACTGCGCGCAGTGCACGCGCTGGCGTTGCTGCGTGTGTCGGAAGCCGATCCCTTTGAGCCGCCTGCCCCGCCGGAGGCATGAGCGAAGCGGAGCCGCTGCCGTGATGACGTCAGTGCTGCGCTTTTTGGTGAGGGCGTTTTGGCGTGTGTTCGCCCGTCTGTCGGGACCGTCCCCTAGCCAGCTCTCTCGCGCCGGCCATCATCCCCTGTTCCCGTCGAAACTCGGCGACCCCGAGCCGGCGGAGACAAGTCAACGGAGAAACTGGGGTGCCCCTAGTTCTCCGGCACCCGAGCTTCCGCGTCGGTTGTCAAGCGGTCTTTCGGGTTCCCGCCGCGCGTAAGCCCCATGGGTGCAGCGTCCGAAAGCCGCCTCGAGGTGCTCGGCCGAGCACGCAAGGCACAGCTACGGGCGTTGTCCGGACTGCGGGCCCAATCGTCAGATTCGCGGGTTTCCTCGGCGGGCGCGACGGCCGAGCCCCTTGTCAATACATACGAACAAGTGAGCGGAGCAACGTCCCGCTCACTTCCCGTCGGGAAGCGTGCCAAGCCCTCGCCACGGGTCCCCCCGCCCCCCGTGGTGCTCCCCCGCTACGTGCAGCGCTGCGGGTGTGACGCGCTGTACACGTGGGCCAAGGCAGACCCCACGCTCGTCTCGCGTAGGCCGTTGCTGTGCGGCTCCTGGCGGCACGCCGGCGCCTGCGCTCGCCACTCAGCGTCAGTCGCCTTTGCCCGCATGAAAGAAGCGTTCGACCCGCTGCCAGCTGACGGCAACGTCTTCCTGGTTCTGACGATTGACCGAAACGGCGTGTACAGCGATCGGAGTTGGAAGAATGCCGACGAGGCCAACGCAGCTCTTTCGAAACAGAGCCGCAATTTTTTGAAGCGGCTTCGCCGCTACTGCGTGTCGCGCGGCTGGCAGGACTTCCGCTCGCGATGGGTGGCAGTTGTGGAGGCGCACGCTTCGGGCTGGCCACACATTAACTTCGTAATCCACTGCCCCGAGCTGGCGGCTGACTTGGCCGCGAGCTACGAAAGGCGCCGTGCTGCCGACGTGGCTTCGCATCGCAACGCTACGCTTCTCGAGGGTGACTTGCTCGAGATTGCAATGGGTACTGGTTGGGGCGCGCAGAGTACCGCCGAGCGAGGTCGAAGCGCGGACGCGCTGGCGAGTTACATCGCCAAGATTGCGGGTAAGGCTGACGCGACGATGGGAGAGCTTGCGAAGCTTTCGCAGTCACCTACCGCGGCCCGGAAGGGGTTTCGCCGCTTGCGTGCGGGCGTTGGGTTCTTGCCTCCGAAGCGGTCAAACCCCGACTACACGGGAACCCTTATCAGGCGGCTTCCGGACGCGCGTCGGACGGCGTATCAGGCAATGCCGCTCGTAGAACTGCGCGACCCCGTGGCGCGCGTCGTGAGCGTGCTGCTGCTGCCAGTCGAGGAGGATCGGATGGCTCGTGAGTGGCGCTGGCGTCAGCCGCTCGCGCTGCATGAAGAGCGGCCGCCACTGCCAACGCGCGAAGTGTACGCGCTGCGTGACGGCCGCTTTCAACTGCTAGCCGGGGTCGCCCCACTGCGCGACGGTGAGGCTGCTGCCCTCGGACAGAAGCCGGATGCGGCACGCGGCGGGCTTGTACTCCCGACCCACGAGCGTGCCCCGCCGGATGCGCCGGCACCATACTCGGAACAAGTGCAGCGCGTCGAACAAGTCCAGCTCCAGATTGTTTACCCGGAGCCAGTCTTCGAGCTGTGGCGTCGACACGAGCACGTCGACGCAAAAGCAAGCGCGCGAGAACTGGAACGGGGCTAGCTCCGTCACCGGCTCGGTCACGCGCCGCGGCTTCACCGCGCCCCCTCGGTGTCGTTCGGGTCGAGCCGCTCGAGACGGTCGGCCGCCTCGAGCAAGCAAGAGGGAGCGTGCGTGCGACCTTCCGCGTACAGGTCGCGCGCGTACTCACGCAGTCGCTTGGCGAGCGCCTCCGTAGACAGAGCTGCGGCCGCGTACTTCGCGGAGCGGATTAGGCTCTCGTCGTTCACGGTCGGGCCCTCCAAGCGACGTGCGCCGTCAGCGCTGCAAGTGCGAGCATCGCAACGCAGAAGGCAAGCTCAGCCCCGGCGCTCACTTGTCCGCCTCCAGAAAGCGCACAAGTTGGCGTGCAATCTCGAGGCGCGCCTCGAGCGGGAACCAACGCCGGAGCACGCCCGCGAGCGCCATCGCGTAAGGCGTCTCGCTGTCGTTGCGAAGGAGGGCTTGACCCGCCGCAATGGCGAGCTTGGTTTCGTCGGCTTGCGCTCGAGGGCGTGCCGGCTTGCGCGTGTGCTCGCGCACGCTTGTGCGCGTCAGGTCTCGCTCGCTCATCGTGGAACCTCCGCCGCGTACGAGCGCCGGACAACATCCTCAACGACGTCCACCGGAACGTGCTGGCTGCGAAGTACGCCGGCGCCGAAAGCGACGAGCGCGGCCCCTAGTACGTGAGGCGCGATGCCGCTCTCGGTGCAAAGCCCCGAGAGGTCGTGCAGGCACGCGACGATTGTCTCGGTGTCGGTCATGCCGGGCCTCCCGTCGGACGGTTGAAGTAGGCGTACCGGATGGGCTCGCCGCGCGTCATGGTGATGGCATCGCGCGCGGCGTAGTCAGGTCGCGCTGCCGGTGCTGCCGGGTGGGCGTAGCGTCCGCCGTGTAGCCCGGTGCTGGCGCTGACGAGCCGCCAGCCGCGGGCTAGGAGCCAGCGTTGCTCGGCCTGGATAAGCTCGCGCTCCGTGTCTTGCATGTCGTGTGTCACGGCGCACCCCGCGTCCAGCCAAGCTCCGCGAGCGCTGTTACGAGCTGCGCGGCCGTCGTGAGCCAACGGTCTTGCGTGACGTCGTCCAGCTGCTCCCAGGGCGCAGCGTCGGCCCCGTCGAACGGTGCCGCTAGGTTGTTCGTCAGCAGCAACGCGCGCAGCATGAGCGCGAGCGCTACGCGGTCTGACGCGCTCGAGGTCGCCGGCACCGGTACGAGTAGCCCCGGCGGCGTTTGCGCAATGATGGTCGCGGCGCGCACCCAACCCGCGCGCACGTCGGGCTCCAGCTGGCGCCAGCCTTCGGTGAAGTCGTCAACCGCGTCCGGCGCGTGCATGCCCGGCGTGGGCGGGTTGCGGAACGCGACGGTTTGCACGTTGATGCTCGAGAACAGCCCGCGTAGCACCATGCCAAGCGCGTTGTTCATCGGACACCGCGCCGGCCGGTGTTGCTGGGCTGCTGCTGCGGCTCGCGCGGCTTGATGACGATGCGACGCTCCGAAGCGTGCGCGCGCCAGTGCAGCGGCTCCGATAGCAAGGTGAGCTGTAGCGAACCGTTCTCGCCTTGCCACACCGGCCCGAGGTCGATCCAAACGGTGCCTAGCTCTCCGTCACGCCCCTGACGCTCGAATGGCGCCAGAGCATCACCCCACGGTACTTTTTTCTCGTTGTTGGCCATGGTGGCCCTGCCTTTCCGAAAGCGACTTTGGGCGCGCTCAAACCCAAAGGCAGTGTACGTCAGCCGCGGGCGTTTCTTTAGGGGTTTCGGCAAAAGCGCCACGTAGGGAAACCTGCCACGCGGCGTTTTAGCGTCAGTTTTGGGGGTCAGTTGACCGTCAGAACCTGAACGGGTTTTCCTTGGTGCACTGGGGCAAACCCGCCCCCCCGAAGGAGAAAACGGAATGACTGCTGCACTTGCACACGCCCCGGCTCACCTCGTGAACAAGGGCCGTCACGAGCTGATCCGGCACGTGATGAACATCAAGAACGGAATGGCGCGACACAAGGCCGTCGCGAAACACGCCGGCGTGACCGTCGCGTGCGGCGTGCTGGCGAGCGCCGGAGGCGCGACCGCGGGCCTTGCTGCGGTGAAGATGCCGCACCTTCCGAAAACGAAGATCCGAACCGACCTCGCCTTAGGCGCGGCCATCGGACTGGCGACCGCTGCCGGCATGTTCGACGAGCACGCCGCGATGGTCGGCTCCTTCGCGCATGGGCTCATCGGCTACGGCACCGGTGACGCCGTCAAGTCGAAGCTGCTCGCGAGCGGCATGAAGCAAGCCGCGTAAGCGAAAGCGACGCGACGCAAAGACCCCTCGTCGTGCGGGCCCTCGCTGCGCGGCGCGTGTGAACAACGAAAGGAAACGGCAATGTACGATCTGAGTGTGGGTGACGACGACATGGGTGACGACGACATGGGCGACGACGAGTCCGGCGACGATATCGTCGTGGGCGGCGGCCGTCGTAAGCACGGGCGCAAACATCTGAAGGTGAAGCGGATTCAACCGACGAACCAGACTCAGGTGTGTAGCTTCCCGCAGGGTGCCAACGGGACGCTGGTCGTTACCGCGGGCGCGACGGCAACGCTGACGGCTCGCCCGCAGCGCCCGTTTCAGACGGAGCGCTTTGTGCTGCCGTCGACGTTGAGTGGCTTTTTTGCCATCAACGACTTGGTGATCGGACGCGACTCGATGTTCGTCAACAGCGAAGCTGCTCACGGCGACATCTTCTCGCAAACCGGCGTGGGCGTGGCCCTCTTGGGCTACATCGCGCGTCCGGGCATCGATATCACCCTGACGGTGACGAACATCGACACGAGCGACCACCCCTTCTACGGAAGCATCATCGGACCCGCCTGGGTCTGAGGTCGCAAAGTCGCCATGGGCTTTACGCTGGTAACGAGAGTGGGCGTCGGAACCCGAGACGGGAAGACGCTTGCCATGCTGACGCAAGGGTTTTTGCGCGGCGTCGTTGCTAGCAACCGCGTGGCGATTCGAGCTGCAAAGCGCAAAGGGAAGCCGTTGCCTCGGCTGTACGAGTCCGGAGTGGAATACGAGCGCGAACCATGGCCCAAGGGCGTTGAAGAGTTCGCAGACTTCGTGACAATACTCCGTCGTGGCTGGGGCGATTGCGATGACCTTTGCGCGGCGCGCGTTGCTGAGTTGCTCGAGGACGGGGAGCAAGCCGACTGCCGAATCTACTGGCGCCGCAAGTGTGAGTGCGGCGCAGCGGATGACGGCTCGGGCAAGTGCCCCCAGTGTGGAAGCGAGCCCAAGGGGCCGCTGAAGATGCATTGCCAAGTGCGCCGGGGCATCTGCTTCGCGTGCAAGCAACGCCTCAACATCGTTAACGGGCACCACGTGTGCCCCGGCTGCCGGCGCGTTGACTCCGGCAAGATTGAAGACCCTTCGCGGTTCTTGGGACTCTGAAAGGAACGATCGGAATGTTACCTCTACTCATCGGCGCGGGTGCTCTCGGGCTCGGTATCTTGTGGGCTGCCTCGAGCGGTCACGACACCAAGAGCGGGCCGGTACCGGCGCGCATCGTGGCGGCCGTCGCTGCGGCCATCAAGACCGGTGACCCCACGGTGATGCGCTCCGTTGCCGCGAGCGTGCGAAAGGACGGCTTCCCCGCGCAAGCCGCGTCGCTCGAAGATGCCGCGTCCGAGCTGGACGCTGCAATCAAGGGCACGCCGGCGGCAAGGCCTGGCAAGGCCTCGCCCGTCGTGCAGGGCCGCGGCGCGCTCAATCCGGCGCCTCGAGCCGATAGCGCCGCAGCACGCAAGCAAGCGGGTCGCGTCGCTCAACTGCTCGCGAGCATGACGCTTGCTGAAGCTCGCGCGAGCACTGCCGTGCAAGCCGCGGTGAAGGACTTCGAGCTACTCGAAAAGCAGCGCGGTTTCTACATCGGGAACATTGACGGCCTGTATGGGCCCAAGGCCGCGATGGCGCTCGCGCAAGACCACGGCATCGTGCCGCCGCATCCGCTGTACTGGCCGAAGAAAGACATCAAGGGCGCGAAAGCTGTCTATCAGCAGCAACTCTCGCTCTTCAAAAACGCAGACCCGCAACGCGCCGAAGAGTGGCTCCAAGCCATGCACGTCGACGCTGACTAGGAGGCACCATGGGCTTTTTCTCGAAACTCAAAAACATCATCAAAAAAGTGCCCGTCATCGGCTCGCCGCTCGCGGCCGTGTACGGCGTCGCCGTTGCGCCCGCAGCGCTCGCGGAGAGCATCGCCAGCGGCGCGCGGCTCGACCATGCGCTCGTGAACAACTTCAAGGACCAGATTGCGGACATCAAAACGATTGCTCCGTACGCCACGACCGTCATCAGCTTCGTTCCCGGTGTGGGCCAAGGCGTCGCCGGCGCCATGGGTGCAGCGCTCGCGCTGGCCAACGGACAGCCGCTCAGTCAGGCGCTCGTGAGCGGCATCAAGGGCGCCGTGCCGGGCGGCCAGATTGCGCAAAGCGCTTTCGCAGCATCGGCAGCGCTCGCGCAAGGCAAGCGCCTGGACGAGGCGGCGTTAAGCGCGCTGCCGATTCCCGACGCGCAAAAGGACGCGCTCAAAACCGCGCTCAGTGTCGCCACCAAGATCAGTAAGGGGGAAAAGGTGCAAGACATCGTGCTGACGGAGGCCATGAAGCAACTGCCTCCCGACGTCGCCAAAGCGGTGCACGTGGGCCTTGCGGTAGGCCACGCGGTGACGATCCAAAAGCACTCCCACGTGGCGGCCAAGAAAGTGACCAAAGTGCTAAACGCGGTCAACTCGAAAGACCCCGCCAAGCGTAAGGCAGCCCTCGCGGCCGT